GAACCGTTAGAAGTGGCTTGTTTGGACAACAACTGTATAGTGGAGGAAAAAGACTTGTTATCTGCGAAGGAGAGCTTGATGCTATGTCAGTGCAATCTGCATGGTACAAGCGATATCAAACCTTTTACCCCGTAGTATCTCTAAGATCTGCTTCTAGTGTTAAAGATCTTATTAAAGAAAGAGATTGGGTTAGAAATTTTGATGAAGTAATTTTATGGCTTGATAATGATGATGCAGGGAGGGAAGCTACAAAAGAAGCTGCTCGTATCATTGGTTATGATAAAATTAAAATTGCTAAGTCTAATGAAAAAGATGCAAGTGATCTTTGGATTAAAGATCCTGATGGTGTAATTAAGACTATATATAATGCAGTAGATTATACACCTGCAGGTATACTTACAAAAGAACAACTGTGGCATCAATTAGAAGCTTATAATGAAATTGAATCTGTACCATATCCTGAGTATATGGAAGGTCTTAATGATAAGTTAAAAGGTATGCGTTTCGGCGAAATTACTTTATGGACTTCAGGTACTGGTTCAGGTAAATCAACTTTGTTAAGAGAAATAGCTCTTGACTTATTGGAGAAAACAGATGATAAAATCGGCATTATCTCGCTTGAAGAGTCTCCTGCTGAAACTGCCCGTAAAATGGCAGGTATGGCACTTAATCGCAACCCTGCGAATGAAGAAATCCCTATCGAAGATCTCAAGGTGGGATTTGACCGCATATTCGACTCTGATCGTGTTCTGGTGCTTGATCATCAGGGTAGTATATCAGATGGATCCATCATGGATTTCTTGGAGTATATGTGCCTTAGTGGTTGTAAATACTTATTTGTTGACCACATCACTATCCTCGCTTCGGAAGGCACTGAAGGACTCACTGGAAACGAAGCAATAGATAAAATTATGAATGATCTTCTTAGACTTGTTAAAAAACATGAAGTCTGGATTGGTCTTATTAGTCATTTACGTAAAACAGATAATAAAGGAAGAAGCTTTGAAGAAGGAAAACTCCCATCAATGGATGACATTAGAGGCTCTGGCTCTATTAAACAAATCTCTATGGATATTATCGCTTTTGCTAGAAACGTTGGGTCGGATAATGTTGAAGAGCGGAACACGATTAAAACAAAAGTCCTCAAGTGCAGATATACGGGATTAACTGGACCTTCAGGTAGCTTATATTACGAGTTTGATACAGGCCGACTAAAAAGAGGGTCTGATGAATTTGAAGTACATGAAGAAATTAGGATTTAAATGGACTCACAACATTTAGTACAATTATCTATCATATGTCAACTCCTAGATTCGGGGGTTGATATATCTAGTCTTAACCCTTACATACAAGAATATCTTTATGGTATGATTGATGAATTAAATGATGAAGAAGAAGAACAGTTTAATTCTATATTTTATTATGCTGATACTTTCTTTAACAACTTAAACAAAGATGGAAAGGCGCTTCACTAATGGCGACAATGGAAACTGTTCTTAAAGAACTAAAAGATAGTAACTATTCTGATGAAAAATTTACTAAATGGTTAGTAAACCCTAATGTCAGAAAAATTTATTCACTTGATGAATTAGAAGAAATCAAAGAGCTTTGGTTTTCAAATAATAAAAAATTAACAATTAAGAAGAAAAAGGATTAAATCATGAAAGCCTACGAAGACTTTATCCATCTTTCACGATACTCACGTTTTATAGCTGATTGGAATCGGCGCGAAACGTGGAGCGAAACTGTAGATAGACTCATCGGATTTTGGAAAGAACAAATTGGTAATAACGTTATTACTGATGAGGAATTTCAAGAAGTGCATGATGCTGTATACGATAAAGAAGTTATGCCTTCTATGCGTTCTATGTGGAGTGCAGGAGACGCACTGTCAAAAAATCACTTCCGAGGCTACAATTGTAGTTTTGCAGAAGTAGATCACCCAAGAGTATTTGATGAAATACTTTATATTCTTATGGCTGGTACAGGTGTAGGCTTTTCAGCTGAAGCTAGTGCCGTAAATAAATTACCTATTATTAACGATCAGTTTGTTAAAACAGAACGTACTATTTCTATTGAAGATAGCGCTGAAGGTTGGGCAAAAGGATTACGTAAACTTGTAGCAGATTTATATTTAGGAAACATTCATGAATGGGATTATTCTAAAGTTAGACCAGAAGGTGCTCGTCTTAAAACTATGGGTGGTCGAGCTTCTGGGCCTGAGCCTCTTAAACGTTTATTTGAATTTGTAACAAATACATTTAAAAATGCTGCAGGACGTAAATTACGCCCTATTGAAGTACATGATATTGTATGTAAAATTGCAGAAATTGTTGTAGTAGGTGGTGTACGCCGCTCTGCTCTTATTTCTTTAAGTGATCTTACAGACCCAGAAGTACGTGATGCTAAGTCAGGAATGTGGTGGGAAAATAACTCACAACGAGCTTTAGCAAACAATTCTGCGTCTTATGATCAAAAGCCTTCTATGGATGTATTTATGGAAGAGTGGTTAGCACTTAAAAAGTCAGGTTCTGGTGAGCGTGGTATTTATAGTCGATATGGTGCTCAACGCAATACTAACGATGGTCGCAGAGATAGCTCTCAAATCCGTGGTACAAACCCCTGCGCAGAAATCTTACTACGTTCAGGACAATTGTGTAACTTATCTGAAGTAGTATGCCGAGTAAACGATACAGAAGAAGACCTCAAGCGTAAAGTACGTATTGCTACTATTCTTGGTACGTTTCAAGCATCATTAACAGACTTTAAATATGTTCGTAAAATATGGCAAAAAAACTGTGAAGAAGAAAGCTTACTAGGTGTAAGTTTAACTGGTATTCAGGACTGTAAACTATTACAAAACCCTGATCCAAAGCTGCTAAAGGAAATGAAAGATGTTGCTATTCAAACTAATAGAGAATACGCAGAACGACTTTCAATTAACCCCGCTACAGCTATTACTACAGTTAAGCCAAGCGGTACTGTTAGCCAGCTTGTTGACAGTGCTAGTGGCATTCATGGTCGTTTTGCCCCTTATTATATTCGATCTGTTCGTCAGTCAAATAACGATCCTTTAACACAACTTCTTAAAGATCAAAATGTACCTAACGAGCCAGACGCTATGAACTTAGAGCGTACTACTGTATTTTATTTTCCAATTAAATCACCAAAAGGTGCTACACTAGCTAACGAACAGACAGCTATTGAACAACTTGAGAATTGGTTAACTTACCAAACTTGGTGGTCAGAACATTCAGTTTCAGTAACTATTTATGTAAAAGAACATGAGTGGCTAGAAGTAGGTGACTGGGTATTTAAAAACTTTGATAATGTGACTGGTATTAGTTTTTTACCTTATAGTGAGCATACCTATGCACAAGCACCTTATTCGCCTTGTACTGAACAAGATTATATTAAAGCAGTTCATGCTTTTCCTGAAGTAAACTTTAATTTATTGGATAATTATGAAATAGAAGACACTACAGAAGGCGCTCAAACTTTAGCTTGTTCTGCTGGTGGTTGTGAAATATAATACCTGACGTTAAAGAACAATTATATTAGAGAGATTTAAATGAATAAAATAATAAAAGATGTATCTGGATTTGAAGTTGAATTTTGTGAAAATGGCTTTGTAATTAATTATAGTGGTCGAGATAAAAATGATGATTACCACAGTATAAAGAAAGTATATACTAGCTGGGAAAATTGTAATTCTTATATAAAAGATATAATAGCTCATGCATCGGAGTATACACATGTCAAAGAATGATACTAGAACTTTTTCTGAAAAAATTGGTAAATTAGTTGGATGGGGGTGCGGCGTTATCGTCGCATCTATCATTCACACTTGGATTGGACTTTGGGCTTTAACTAACTTAGGATGGTTGCCGTTTCAATGACAGAAATTATAAATTTTACCGAAAAACTAAAAGAAAAAGAAGAACTTAAAAAAGAAGACAAATATATAGATGATCATTGTTTTGTATTAAATCATTGTGATGATATATTTGAAGGTACACTTCTTATTACTAAAAGTAATGACGGTGAAATTCAATTTTCTGCAAGCGGGATTGAAGATCATGATGAAATGATGGATATGCTTGCATCATGTATTTTTAAAATAAAAGGGATTGACTAATGTTTACTGCAATACTACTGGCTTGCAACATGCAAGGAACAGATTGCAAAACTATGGCAAGTCCTCTTTTATACCCTTCAGAAAAAGTCTGTAAAGAACAGGTACAAGTAGGAATAGAATATGCTACTAAAAATGGCTGGGCCGTATATGACTGGAAGTGTATAGAATGGGGTGGAAATGCTTAGAAAAGCAATACTTGAAAATTGGATAGTACGATATTGGCGTTATTTAAAAACTTGGCGGCATCATCGAGAAACTATTAAACAACTTAACAGATTAACAGATAATGAGCTAAAAGATATTGGTATCTCTAGAGGAGATATTAATAGATTAATTTGGTTACAAGAAGATAAAACTATGCGTGGAAGAGGCAATGACTGAGATTAAAAAGATAGAATTAAGTGATGAAGAAAAGTTATCAGCAATGATTGGGGATATGTTTGAAACTTACATTGAAGGTGGATTTGACTTTAATACAGATCAATCTCTAAATGATATTTTCTTAATGATATTTTCTGATGCAGTACAAATGACTTTAAATGTACTAGAAGGTGATGACGAAGAATAATGTATTATGTTATTGGCAAAGATAATTGTTCATGGTGTGATAAGGCTAAAGAATTATTAGAAAAAAATCACACTGCGTATGTATATAAAAACTTAAGTACTATGATTGAAAGTAAACAAGAAATGTACAAACGTTTTATCAAAGAAGAACTATCAATGACAACTGTACCTGTTATATTCCAAATGATTGGCGCATCAACTGACTTAGAGGATCATTTAAATGAGTGATACACAGGTAAAAAAGAAAAGAGGAAGACCTTCAACTAAAGTAAAATTAAGACATAACCCGACAACAGCTAAATCTGACTTTTTAAAACAATATAAAGATATTACAGACATAGGTATTTATGGTGTAGATGATTTTACTAAAGAAATCATAGAGCATTTATGGCTTAATCCTGAAATAACATTTTATGTTACAGACGAAGATGATGCTAGATTAACTAATATGAATAGACACTTTGGTCAAAGAAGTTTCTCTATGTATAGGTTTAACGTAATGAGTACAAGTGGATTTATAGAACACCCTCCTGTTGAAGTAATATTAGTATCTAAAGATATGTATGATGCTGTTAAGAAAAGACCTAACCCTTATCATGTTAAGTTAATTTTGCTGGAAGATATTTGATGAATACTGAAACTTTTATTCCTAAAAATCAAAATAAAGATTATATGCTTGTTGATTTTGTTGAAATGAAATCTACTCATAGAGCCGTTATGCCTGATATTATGGTAGTAGAATACCAAGGAAAAACTTACGATCTATTATGGAATGATCATTATTCTTACTTCTCAGGTCAAGTTAATGGAGAGCAAGGATACATTCCATGAGTGCTTATTATGAAGAATATTTACCTAAACCACTTATTCAAATAATTGATGAAGTAGAATGTTATGGCCCGTTAGAAGAAAATTCTAACTTTGAAGTTATATGCCAAAACGAAGAAGATGACTTTATGTGGCTGACACGAGACTCTAAACAGTTAAAAGGTTGGGAAGAGATTGTTAGTCATTTGAAAGGTAAAGGAATTGAGGTTGTTGAAATCTCTGCCGTATAGGTATGCTAGTAAACCCTAGAGGCTGTGGAAGACACGCTCTAAAAAGGCTAGTGTAGTGGAAGACCGTAGTGGGGTACATGCTTTATTGGTGTGTACCCCTTTATATGGAGAAATTAAATGAAAACTAAATCGGTTATTAAAAACCCTATGGCTAAAGATTTACGACAGCCTAAGTACAGGCCTCAAGTGATTCCTAATAAAAAGAAATCACATAAAACAAAACACAAACTTAATCTCCGGAGACTCTCTCAAGGTATATCTATATGGTATATCTTGAGGGGGTCTCCCCTATTTTTTTTTT